TCTATAGCACACTTAATCAAATAAGATAAGAAGCCATGCAACTTTACGCCAGAGTGGGCTTTGCCTGTGATGCATCCACACCTAAAGCATACCGTATTTAGCTTAAAGTATCTCCCATACTCCTGAGTTAGCAAATCACCAGAAGTTTTACTCACCCCAAACAAGCTATGCAAAGTCTGATCAATAGACATAGACTCATCTACTAAAACATCGTCTCTAGGAGAATATCTCAGTTCATTCTCTATAACTTCAATTCTATTGGGAGCATCACCATAAACCTTATTGGTTGATACATACACAAAGGTTGCCTCTGGACAACGCTCTCTAAAGCACTCCAGTAAGTTAAGGGTTCCATTGGCGTTAATTGTAAAGTCTTCTATGGGATTAGACGCTGCCCAGTCATGGGAGGGTTGAGCCGCAGCATGAATGATTAGGTCAAAGGTATCGAAGATATTCGATAATCCTTCCATATCTCTAATATCAATGTTATGATGAATATAGTTACTACTATCTTCAGTAAGTAGTTTGATGGTTTCCTTATTAGAGGCATCCCTACCAAACAGTGCTTGCCTAGTATCATTATCCACCCCAACTACTTCAAAGCCATCTTTCAAAAGCCTTCTAACACAAGCTTCTCCAACAAGCCCCCCAGAACCAGTCACTAGTGCTTTCTTCATTTTATATACACCTCATCAATAAAGTTTTTCAATAAAAGCTTGTACCCTTTTTCTTCCAGAAATCCCTTAAAGTTTGTAGAATAATTGTTCTCAACATCAATACATTTAATATCAGCCAGTGAAAAATCTAAGGATTTAAGAATATCTAATTCAGACCCCTCTGTATCAATCTTCAGATAATCAACCGACTTAATATTGTTCTCCTCTAAAATAGAATTTAAAGTTATGCAAGGAACTTCTATAGTCTTCATGGTTCCATCTCCTAACTGATTAACTATCCTTATCTCATGATTGGGGTCATAAGAATCCTCAATGCCACTAAGCATCTCATTATAGCCTGTAATATCTCTGAACTTTACAAAACCCTCCCTACTATAGACAGCCTTATTTAAGCAGATACTTCTTGGTCGATTTACAACTAACTCGTCGTACCTTCTTTTCAATGGCTCTACACAAACCCCAGACCACTCTAGGTGTTTCTCTAAGAAATAAGTACAATTAATACTCTTTCCATCATGTGCGCCAATATCTATAAAGAATCCACCCTTTTTGTTTTTAAAATATATCTCATTCAATATTTTATCTTTTTCTTCTTGTGCTTTATACATTAAAATAATTCCTTCAATCCGTTATCCCATAAAAAGTTATTGTGAAAGCATTGAAGATATTTCTGAGCAATACCGTGATTATACTCCACCCAAGGCATTCTCTTTTTATAATCAAGTTCTCCAATGCTTGAAAAGATTTCTTCTAAATCATCTTCGTTTTCAAAAGTAATAATCCCTCTCTTATCAAAACCAAAATCAAAAACAGAGTCACAACCCCAATAAATGGGAACTGTTCCTAACAGTAAGCAATCTATTAACTTTTCAGTGAAGTAGTGATTCTGCTTAGAGTTTTCAATTACAACAGAATATCTAAAATCATTTAGGTATTTTTTCTTATCCTCAAAAGCACCCCTATTTTTAATACTATCAAAGTTTTCACTCCACTTATTAATAACAGCATCGCGCAGGTGGTGTCCTGGATAGTTGCAGTATCTTACATTGCCAATAATGCTGATGTTTTTGTTTTTGTTTTTTATAGTTCTATCTTCTTTATTGGAAAAACGACTTGTTCCGAAAGGACAGAATCTAAATTTTGGATTAGACTTAAGTAGCTCCTCGTCGAAAGTAAAGATCATTTCAAAAGCTTCTATGTTATTCTTTGCAAACTCGTAGGCTCCTGGAACTACCGCTCTCGGCTCTCCTCCCAGCCATCCTACCACCTTCTTATCTGTATTAAGCTGATGAACTAACGGAAGCTCCCTGTCCCCCAAAACCACTATGGGTCGTTCTTCCTTTGTAAATTTGAAAGGGGGATCAACACCTAAATCAGTAAACGGATTTATAAAATTTCCATTAACTTCACCATCCACCCAGCAACTCTGTATACTTTGAATTTCAATCATCTCTCTAATTTTTTATAAGGCTCTTTACTCTTTATTTTAGAAGAATGGTCAGTAACCATACCCATATCAACTTTATGTTCATTCATGGGATTATCCCCATTATAAATATAATTTACTTCCGACATAAATCTATAATGCTCCTCTCCTGCCATTTCTAACATGGGATACATAAAACAAAGATCACCACTCCATTGCCAATAATCTCCATTCTCGTCTTTCAAATCTTCTTCTTTAATATTTCTCCAAAGGAAAGCTCTCCAAGTTCTAATATGAGAAGCAGTAAATGTAACTTCCCTTAAATTAGAAAAGTTAGTTTGTTTTGAAGAAAAGCCCATAAACCCATTAGAGAATGCAAAGCTGCCGTTTGCTACCCAAACGTCTTTATCAGAATATAAAGAATGGATTCTACTAAAGACTTGTGCATCAGGTAAGTAATCGTCTCCATCAACTTCGATGAGAATATCATCATCAGAAATATTAGGGTTGTCCCTAATCACTTTATCAAAATTACCCGCCTGATAGATCTTTTTATCATTGTCATCTATAAGAATGAACCTACTGTCCCCTTTTATGAACTCTTTTACTAACGCTACTGAATTATCCGTAGACAAATCATGAGTAATGTAGCAAGTAAAATCTTTATAATCTTGATTCTTGATTGTATAGAGACACCGCTCAATATATTCTTCTGCGTTATAAAATCCCGTTAATATTACTAAAGCCATTATTTTAAATACTTCTCCAATACACGTTGCGTATAGTCTATTCGATTTATTTCTAAGTCTGTTATTGCATCAGAAAACAAAGAACTTTCTTCGCCTTCCCATCCAGCAGTCTCAGCGTTTTCAGAAATAATCATTTTTGGACTTTTTTCTAAAATTTGTCCTATCTTTTTACACAAATCAATAGATGTCACTTTCTCAATACCTGAGACTTTAATAACCTCCCTATTGGCCTTTCTCTTACAATAATAAACAATTTTAGAAACATCCTCTATATCCATAAAAGATCGTTTTACACCTTCATAAATTGTTATTGTTTTGTTGTCTTGAATATTGTTCTTAAAGTAATTGATTAAATTATCCTTATTACCTCCTCGCCCCACCAATTGGGGCACTCTAAAGATCAAATAAGAGGAAGCAGTATTTTCTATTAGTTTTTCCATATCTGCTTTGTGTTTATAGTAATCATTATCAGCAAAGCTTACTAGAATAGTACTAAAATAAATAAATTTTAAATCTTTATGCTTATCCAGGGTCTGGGNCAACAAGCGTTTTTCCCTGACAAACTCAGACTCCCTTGTTTCGTTAGAACTAGACACACCAGCAGCAAAAACTACACAGTCCTCATAGTCCTCTGAATACTTTTTAAATTCAGAGCCGACTAAACCATTACCGATAATCATAGCGTTAAGATAATACCTTTTTCCATCTCTGTAAGATCTCCTCTTTTTCCAATATCTCTTGTCCATTACTGGTCCCATTGAAGGGGATCCCAGAGAGCCTACACTCAGCCTCTACGAGTCCGTAGGTCTCACTAAGGGATGAGTGGTACACTTCGCTTACTTGCCCGTACAGAGCCTCACGCTCGTCCTCATGCCCCATCANAACNGCCTTNCCTGATCTCACTAATTTAGCCACCGTCTTATTATAATAGGGAGTATCATTTAGCTCTCCAAAAAGAAGTACTTTCTTGTAACCATCCTTCAACGCTCTTTTGATAGANTTGTGAGTTTGCTTATTATAATCAATGCTGCCTATCACTCCTGCGACCTTATTATTGGGATTCTCCCATTCTACCTTATTGACTGCGGGTGGAATAATTACAGAAGGGTGATTAACCCCATGCCACTCCTTTTGGGAATTACTTACGAATACGATGAAATCGTACTGCGCCAGAGGAACCTGTTTGAGCGGAAAAATATCTTTCTCATGACAGTACAGAATGTGCTGCTTAACTCTAACCTCATCAGGAACCTTGATGAAGTGGCTGATCAAAATATCATCTGGTCCAAGTAAGCACTTATCTAAAGGCTCTGCTTTGCACTTATCTAAGTGCCAATCGTGTGGTCCATAAAAGGTGCAATCATACCCATTATCATTTAGCAAATTAGTTAGGTTTATGTGAGCCACGACCGAGCCCCCAGGACGGGTCCACGAACTTACAAGTTTAATCTTGGACTTTGACACTCATCAACTCCTCATACAAATTAAGTCGTTGAATGGCAACTTTATTCATATCAAAATTAGCTTCCGTAAGCTCATGAAGATTCTCACCCATACGAGCAACCAATCCAGGATTTTTAGCAAGGTTAGAAAGAATACGAACCCACTCGGTAATAGGCTTATCAGGATCAATCAAGTATCCTGTTTCCCCATCTACAATCCACTCATCATAACACCCAACATTCGACGCTACCAGGGGAATCTTATACCTCCCACATTCAGCAACTTTAATTTCTGATTTAGAATCATTAAAATCATTCATTTCTAAGGGAGCAAGAGCAACATCCATCCTTGTGAACATTTGTCCGTAGTGGTCTGGTTGCTGGGCATAATGAATATCCCAGTTCTTACCTCCCTTGAATCCTCGGAGAATAATCTCTCTATACCTTTTCCAAACATCATACTGCCAATCTCCAGGAGGGGTATTCGGAGGTGGATGTCCAAAGAAATCCCAACGAATGTTCTCACGCCCCGCTCTTTGATTAACAAAGTGGGGAACACCAGAAAAGTACCTCAAATCCTGTTCGTGATGAATCCCACCAACCCAACCAAAGCGTGTGTACTTCTTCTTAGGCTTGGGAATCTTCTCCATGTTCCAAGAAGGTAAGTTATAGTCGATGCTGTTTTTAATTACAGCCAACGCATGGTTAGGATTACAGTAAGGCGCAACTCTCTCTGCAAACTTACGCTGAGTCACAGTAACAAGATCAGCGTGGCTGTAGATGAACTTAGTGATATCCTCTAACCCCTTCTCTTTGTACACATTATAAAGTCTGTGTCCTTTATAGATATCGGTCAAAAGATCATCCGTATCGTAGTGAACAAACTTCCCGAATTCTTTAGCTTTCCCAACAATTCTTGCCGTGTAATTTCCTCCGAAGTTGGATAGGTTCTGGGTGAATACAATGTCTGCCCACTTCATGTCTGCGAAGTCCCAATCTTGGTGCCAACTTCCCTTCTCCTCATCAATACCAAGGGGGTTCTTGTTCCACCTGATCTCCACGCGATCACCGTAAAGCTCCTCTAGCTTCTTCATCGGAGAGATGATTCTGTAGTAGGCACAGCCCCCCTCATTAGCAGGGACACAAAGTATTTTTAATTTATCACTCATGGTATAAAAATAGGAAGACACCCAAGACAGATGCCTTCCTATTATAGTCTAATAATTAATATATTAAGCTTCTTCTTCTTCCCATTCTTCCTCTTCATCAAACGCAGCTTGAGAAGTGGCAGACGAGTGAGACAGGCCCAAGGCAGACGCAAGACTACCTACAGCACCACCAAGATCCATGTTCTTATCAGTAGGAACAATAGATTTCAGAGCTTTACCATAGTGCTTACGCTTACGCTTACTGAAGAGAGTAACCATACCCTCCCATGCAGCAAGCCCAGGAATAAAAGCCTTAGCAATGCCAAAGGCAGCATCAATAGCACCACCAGCATCCTCACCAGTCATAGGACCAGCAGCAACATAAGCAGCATCAGCTTTCAACTGATCTTTGGTTGCCATAACGAGCGAAGTTCCTTCAGGAATCTTTGCTTTAACGGCAGCAGGAAGTTGGTCGAAAGGAATGATAGCTCCTTCCTGACCCTCCTCAAGCTGATCCGCAGTCGTAAATACTGTACCTTCCCCGAAGAAACCTTCAAGTGCAGCGCAGGAACCCAACCCCACACCTAGTACAGCAGTAAGTAAAAGGGTAATAATAATATTTCTCATAGTTAATTAACTTTGAAGTTTAGAGAGGTAATCATTGTCGGAGACATCAGTAGCCTCCTGCGGAGATGTACCTTGAACTGCAACACCAGTCAGCATTGCAGCAGCTTTTTTAACATCTTCATATTCCTCAAGCTTAACAAGCTCATGAATGTTATGAAGAGAATCCATAGTGGATGCGTTCTCAGCCTTACTGCCGAGGGGGGACGACTTAGGACGGGGAGCGGATTGGTCGTACTTCGGCCATTGCCCCTCCATCTCTTTCACAATCTTGAAATCGTGACCAGCTTCAGGATCAGTAATATCCCCGAAGTCTTCATCAAGCATCGCACCAATGATCTTCTTGAAAAGAATCACACCGATGGACAGAATTTTAACTTCCCCACCTTCACGGTCGAGAATATTCATGTAGTAACGAGCCCTGGGCTTAATCTTACGAGCAAGATCTTCGTCCTCTTGGCGACCAGTTTTCCACAAAGCATAGTAAAGATCGCACATGGGACAACTCTCCCCGTGAATCTTACGGCAGTGGATATTCTTTACATTTCCATCAGGCCCAGGCACTCGATGGATTTTAGTTTCCGCATAGAATTCCTTCTCATCATCCTTCCAAGGAAGAATCCGAACGGCATTAGTGCCTTCGGGAATTTGATAGAACTTCTTGAGGAAGTCTGTGTTGTTACCCGACTGCGGGTTGTTAAGTTGTTCGTGCTTCAAACGAAGCGCATTAAGATCAATAGCCATTAGTTAGTTACTCCTTAGTTAGTATAGTATAATAGTAGTATTACTTGTAAAGTTTAGTTTCTTCGCGTTTATTTGCAGACACTTGCTGCAACATATCTTTCTTCTGTTCAAGGGCGCGAACCAATCCCTTGAGCATTTCGTATTTAAATGTAG